TTTTCATTCCATTCAGGATGACACATAAACATTTTATCTGTCATGTTAGCCAATACAAACTTACCTTGATTTCTATATTCTATAAAATCATTGAGCAGTGTATCTCTCATTTCGTCTGTATAATTAGTTGTAAAAGAACCTCTGTATTGGTCTGGCCAACCTTCAGTAAATTTTTTGTCGTAATGCTGATATTTTAGATTAGCATAAGGATCAATACCCACATGGATATAATTATTAATGACGTTGTCCATAATAATCTTTGACCCAAGTCCCTCACGAACTCCGATCTCACAAGAGTAATGACCATCGCAATCAAAGTTCGCAGCCCATTTTTCAAGTAATTCATATTCTTTACTATCTCCTTTTATCATAATTAACCTTTAGGACCTCTCTTCATTCTACGCATTTCTGAATGTAACTCTTGCATATTAAATCGACTGCAATTATTTATAAAATCAATTAATTCTTTACGCATTGATTTTTGTTCTTCATGCGCTTTTGCTTTGTTTTTATCTATTACTTCAAAATGTTCATCCTTTAACTCTGCCATCTTCTTCCTTTCTAAAAAATTTCTTAGCTTTCATTCTAATGTACTCATGATCTAAACCAGCAAAAGTACAAACCGTTTTAAAATCTGCATTTGGTTCTGTAAACCATTTACGAGATGAATCAGAATAATTATCGTAAGACATTCCGTATGATCTAAAACCTTTTCCTAACGCATCTTCTAAAGCAACGATTAAAACGTTTCGCCATAAAGACCTGACTGGATCTCTAGTTTCGCCTAGAATATTAACCGCCTTTATTTTTGAGTTTTCCATTTAGTTTTTTTACTTTCTCTTCTACTAACATTCTTACTACTTGAGCTCTGGACAAAGTGACTCCTGGTGCCAGAACCTTTGCTAACTTATCAATATTACCATAGCAGGTATGATCAACAGCTAGACTTTTATATTTGCTTATATCAGTCATATAATATATCCTTTCGTTTTATATAGAATCATATAGGATTATTATATTTATTTACAAGGTTGTCAATGAAATTTTTATTAACAATATGGGTGTGTTCAATTCTTAATGGTACGTGTTCCGAAGTGCCTTTTGAAGTATATGAATATCAACGTTTTCATAAGTCTCATTATGACTGTATACAAAAAGGTCTTGGAGAATCTTATGCTATTTTATTTGACGGAAATATTTTTTTGAAAGAGACTGTGGAGGGCGCAGGATTGTATCCTCGTTTTTCATGTCTTCAGATGAAAGAGACACCGAGCGAATCAACTTAAACCATTGTTCCCTGATGCCTGGGTCTTTAGTCTTTTCGTATTGCCTACTTAGCTCGTCGGCCTTGTCGGTTATATTTTTTAAAATCCCGCTTTTCATGTTTATTTAAATTTTTTTTGTGACGTCTTGGACGCTTACGTGGCTTTGGCCGGGGTGTAAAATTTGTAAACTTACGTTTTGCCATGTACTTTTATAAATTCTTTATCACTTTCAGTTAATCTTAAATATCTTATACTTCCATTAATATGTTGCCTGGTGTCTGTTCCACAGTTTGTACATCTATAAAACTCAGATACAATTGCAACTAGAATAGTATCCTCGTCACACTCTTCACAATGTCCGTGAACAGTATCTATTTTTGAAAAAACTTTAAAAAGTTTAGCCATTGTATCTCCTAACAATTAAAACTTAAAACAATTCTTTCATCAGATTTATTCTTTTCGTAATTAGATCCATGAACTAACCAGCCTGGAAATAAAACTAAAGTACCTGGAAGTGGTTTTACCGTGAAGTATTGTGAGTAAGACCACTCATTGCTTTCAGCCTTAAATGTATTTCTAACAAATGGATTAGGATTTTCAAATACTAAATCAGTGCTATGTTTGTCACTCTTTAACCAAATAGCCCCAGATACTTGAACAGGGTGGTGATTATGCATTTTTAAAATACTATCTTTTTTCTGGATATTTATCCAAGAATTAGTTATTTGTTGAGAATCTATTAAACAATCAGCACAATATTTTAATATCTCTTTATTTATTTTTTTTTCAAGATCTGTATTTTCCAGTAGATTATCGTAAGAATAGTGTGAAGAACTATGCTCACCAACAAACTCACCATGAGATGTTTGTTTTGTTTTTGGTATTAAATTTAAAGCTTGTTTTAATTCTTCTTCAGATAAAAAATCATTTACGATTTTAATTTTAGTACAGAATATGTTTAAGTTCATTCTTTCTTTAAACTAAATCTCTTGCCTTTCCAATTACAGGTTTATATTTTGTTTTACCACCTGATTTATACGCATGTAAAAATTGTTTTCTTGGTTGATCAGATGTGTAGCTGCAATGTATCCATCCACTGTTTGGCTCACCTGGAGTATAGAATTCAAGTATTAATTGATCAAATTCTAGGTTTGAGTAAATCCAGTCAGCTAGCTCCGCATTGTCTGTGCCCAGACATTCGAAATCTGCGGCCTCGGCTTTGGCATGCTGTGAATTTACAGAACTACCTATTTTTAAACATAACTCTTCGCTACGAAATCCGCTGGTCACCTTGACCCTCCCGAAGTGATCCCGCACGGGCTGGAGAATATTTTCACACAACGCTTTTAATTTTTCTATTTGACCTGAATTAGGATTGTTATTGATATCCAACCTGATAGCCGTGTCGGATTTAATCAACTCTTGAAGAGTAAAATTACGTGACAGATTCATTATTCTAATATCAAAGCTTTAATATATTTTCTTCCTTGGTACAACTCTATTTTTGCTTTACCCTTGTAGCATTTGTAAGTTACAGATTCACTAAACTGTCTTTCCGCTTCACGTTTTCCGCGAAGGCAATGTGCCATATTTTTTTGCACCAAGTGTTCTTTGATCTCTCCGTTATAAAACATAAGAAGAGCCACTACATACTCAATCATATTTCCTCGCTAATATAAGGATAGATAACATTACAACTGTAAACACAATTCCTATGAAAAAAAGACCCATCATTGTGCGTAATTTCCATTCTTGTAACCAAGATCTCTATTGGCATCTTTTAATTTTTCAATATCAACTAAAACTTTATCCATTTGTTTACGTAAAAATTCTATATTAACTTTGTTTAGTGCCATTGACTCGATATGTGCCTGTAATTTATCCGTAGTCTTGTAAAGATCTTCAATCATCATGAATTGTTCAGAATCAGCGGGCAATGAACCTAGTTGTCCACGTGGCCATTTAATTCTAAACTCTGTGTTTTCTTCAAGATCCTTTTCCATTAATTGAAGTCTAGTGTCTGCAACATTAAGACGTTCTATAATTTGAAAATAGCCCATGGTGCCGAGTGCTACGATAACGATCAAACTAGCGACCGTCTTCATCGGCATCTGCACTTTTGCTTCTTCTCCGATGTTTAGTGGTTTGTTACTCATTTATTATTGGTTTTGGTTTTGGAAGTATAATTTTTTCCTTGCCATTGTTTTTTGGTTGTAGAAAAACAGCTATAAGACACAGTAAAACAATTAAGATCGCCGTGAATTTGTAGTTCATTTTTCATTTTCCTATTACAAAATCAATTATTTTTTGCCACCAGGTTCTTGGTTCCTGTTGCTCTTCTTTAGGTCCATGTGCATAACCACAATGTGGACAGACTCTGTCTACATTTACAGGTGCTAATATGAAACCCATTCCGCATTCATCACATTTCATTTTTCTTCTCCTCAATTTCGTAAAAGAATTTGTCAGTGTCTTCCGTTCTCCACTTGCTTTCATCTTCTACGTTCCATTCGTTCGTTTGTACTTTCCAGTCAGGTACGTTATCCTTAACTGTAAACGAAGGTATGTTCCAAATTAATCTATTGTTCGGCTGTGCCGCATAGTTGCCGTCATCCAACGCAAGTATGTGAGCGCACTTGTGTTCGTGCGGGATCTCTGAATGATCAGTGTCAACTATGTTACTCTCTGGATGTGCAAAGTCAATAGTAAATAAATATTTACCGTGATGCCACTTCTTATCTTTTCCTATGTATTTACCGGATTGTCCTTCTAGAATATCGTAAGTAGTAATAGCAGGATAATAACTAAAAGAATTCCATAACTGAAGTTCATCAAGTCTACGTTTCGGAACACTTTCCGGTCTAAAACCTCTCTGTATGAAGGCAGATATCGGGAGACGATAAAAGACAGCGCCGTTCTCCATAATCGCATGCCATAAGATAGCCCGACCTGTAATACAGCTAACACCAAAGATAATACAGTCTTCAACTTCTCCGTGATGTTTTTTAAGATCATATAAATACTCCTTTTTTATTTGCGCGTATTGTACAGGAATATTTGCATTTAAGTAAGCCATAATTTATCATTTTATTTCACCCCAATTAGGGCCAGATTCATAGTCTACCTTATTGGGTATTTGTAAGTCAACCGCATTTTCCATAATGTCTTTTATCTTAGCGGCCTCTAAATCATTTGCAACAGATATATCAAGTTCATCATGTATCTGTATATGTGGTGTAATACCCTCTTTCCATAAGTCTAACATGGCCTTTTTAGTCATGTCTGCAGCCGATCCTTGTATCAATTTATTTAAAGCTTTGTATGTAAATGCTCTACGACTATCATTATTATGCCAATAGTTTTTCTTTTTGTTACCATCTTTGTCTATAATAAATTCACCCTCATCATTTTTTAAATGTGGACCCATGTTTTGTAATTCTTTCATACGTTCTTCATCCTCTGGAGGAATGTATTTACCCCAGTCAGATCCACGAAGTATAGGTTCATACTTAGGAAATCTACATTTTCTATTTAGAATAGTTTTTATTTTACCATTTCTTTGAGCTGCACCCATAAGTTTATTAGTAAGTTGTTTTACGAATGGAACTTTACTGTGATAGATATCAAATAATTCTTTAGCTTTATCTTTTGATACACCTAACTCTGCTTCTAGTTTAGCTTTACCCATTCCATAAAATAATCCCAGGTTAATTACTTTAGCTTGTCCTCTGGGTATCTTAGCCATGTTAGCTACTAATTGATGAAAATCAGCATTTGGATTATGATCGTATGAATCTGCAATTTCATTTACTGAAGCTAATTTAAATCTTAAAGCATACTCTGTAACAAGTCTTGGTTCCTGCTGCGAATAATCAAAGGTTCCCCATTTCATTCCCTCTTCAGGTAAAAACAAAGATCTAATTAAAGGACCTGTCTCTGGATCTTTAGCTGGTATTTGCTGGAGATTAGGATTAGAATAACTAAACCTACCTGTAACTGTTCCGCCATCATCAGATCTAATTTGATTTATTTCTGCATGAATTCTACCATTATGTTCATGTCTTAATATTGTATCAATGAATGTTGTATTTACCTTGTTTATTTTTCTAGCTTCTGCTATCATTTTAATTACAGGATGTTCATGATTAGAGAGAAAGTTTTTAGTAAATGAAGGTGCACCAGTTTTTTCAGTTTTGTCAAAAGGTAGTTTTAAGTGTTCAAAAACTTTTTGTATACTACGTGCTGCCCATATTTGAGTTTCTACTCCTGTTTCTATTTTTACTTGGTGGATTAATCTTTCTTCTTTTGTTGTTAGCTCGCGCTTCAATTCATGAGCTCTTTGAGCGTCCACTCTCACCCCAAGAAATCGCATATCGACCAGACAAGGAAATAGATCTGTCTCGAGATTAAATATATCTTCACAATCTTCTTCTACTAATAATTTTTTTACATGTTGCCAAAGTTTAAAAGTTAACTCTGCATCCTTTTCTGCATAAGCTCCTACTTCACTTGCAGGTAACTTCCACATTTCTGCTTTAGCATCTAAGCCTCTTTGCTTTGCTGCCTCTAATAAAGCTTTTTCATTTTTACCTTCTACTAAATAGTGCCACGACAATGCATTCAATGTATAAGCAAATCTATTTTCATCTAATACAGAACACGCAATCATGGTATCTACTATTAAACCATTGATTTTTATACCTAATTTACGTATCCAACAAACGTCGTACATGGCATTGTGAAATATTTTTGTAGCTGGACACTCACAAATATCTTTAAACCATTCTAAAGTTTTTTTCCTGTCCATGTTAGGACCTTCACCATGTGCAATTGGAAAATACCATTTATCATTATAGGTTGCTACAGCAATACCTACAACATCTCCATTACCAGTTACAGCACCTGAACCATATTTTTTTAAATCAGGATCTTTTGTTTCTAAGTCGATTGCGATTTCATCGTAGTCTCTTAGATCAGGATATTCTAAGGGTTGCACCCACTCAGTTTGTGTTAGATATTTTGGTATCTTCATAAATATATTTTTTCTCTATTAGTTTTTCTAATTTATTTTTATTACTAAATGCATACAATGCTGCCTTATGATTTTTTGGAAATATTTCCCAGGCGATATCTTTATGTCCTTCTAATGCCAAATAAATCTCCAATCTAAATTCGTGTTTACTCACTGTAATATTTTTTGCTTTAAAAGCTTTGCTTGGCATTATTTTTTCTTTTTCATATCACTCATTTTTAACATCTCCAATTGACAGTAATGTATAATTTTTTTAATATCTTCTATTCCTCCTTTTCTTTGATATCTACAAACGTATTTTACAACGTTGCCTTGAAAAAACGAAAGATCATTTTTAGAAATGAACTCGTACGGTTGAATAGGAAACTTGGTATAGTGATTCCCGCCTACCTGTGTATATTGTGGAAATGATTCCTCAAATATATCTTTATGTGTCATAGTTGATACTCCTTTATTTTCTTTTTAGCTTTCAGTTTATATAGATTATTTCTAGCTCTTGTGATGCCCACATACCACACTCTATGCTCTTCATCCTGTTTGTCAACACTTAGACGAATACTTTTTTGAACTTTACCACCCTGATGTAAAGATAAAATAACATTATCTTCCTCACCACCTTTAGCTGCGTGTATTGTAGATAACCATACCCTTGCATTTTCAGAAAGTTTTTCACCGCTAGAAATTATATTTCGTATGTAAAGTATTTCTTTTTGATCAGCTACAAATATTTCATACCACTTTTTTTCAGAATCCCATTTACCATTGGGAATATAATCTTTTACATCGTTAATTTCTTTTTCTTCTAGCTTGCCTTCTTTAGTCCATTTAGTATAAGCCATGGCTCCATTGTAAATACCTACGTTAAAACTTTTGCCTTTGTTACTTTGATAATAAATATTTTTATTTTTTAAATCTTTCATTATGTCTAATAAGTTATTTTTAGTTCTTGTAAGTATTAACCACTTACCTTTTGTAAGATCTACTTGATTTAAATTTGATATGTGATGGCACTCTCCTTCATAATTTCTAGGGTAATATTTTTTTAATTTTCTTAGTCCTATTATATTATTAATAGGTGTGATGGATTGCTCTTGAACTGATTTAGATATACGTCTAGATTGTCGTAATACTTTTTCTTTTGCAGGTTCATTTATAAATCTATTTACATCAGCACCTGCCCAAGCATATATAGCTTGATCATCATCACCTGCTAAATATATTTCTTCACAATGTTCTTTTAATTTATCATAAAGCTTCCATTGTAAAGGTGATAAGTCTTGTGCCTCATCTATAAAGATAGCTTTGAAGTTTGGTATTTTATTAGAATTTATTGTCTGTGTAATTAAATCATTAAAGTCTAACAAGTAATTTTTCTTTTTGTATTCTTGTAGATTTATATAAATGTGTTTAAGCGTACTCCATTCTATATCTTTTCTATCATGTTCGTTAAGATCAAACTCATCTCTAATATCTATCGCTTTATTAATCGCTCTTCCAATCATTTGAAAATAAGGATTGTTACAAGTTAAGAAATGTGTTTGCTCTTCATTGTATTTATCATTAAAGTTTACCCTTATATTTAACATTTTACCTAAGTCTTCGTAATGATGTGGTTGCACAATGTCATCTTCAGAAAGACCTAATAAATGAAAACAAAATGCATGCAACGTTTGAAAGTATGGAACTCTTTTTTCATCTACATTAATTCTTTTCATTGCTTCGTTGGCAGCTTTTTTGGTAAAAGCAAAGTATCCTATTTTGTGTAAAGGCACACCTATACGTTCGTAAGCTTTGACTCTTTTAATTAATCTAAAAGTTTTACCTGTTCCCGGTGGTCCGTATATCTTAGTTACTTTTTTCATCGGTCCTTTTAAATGTATCTAACAATGTACCAGTAAATCCAAAATTACCGTGATGTGTTGTTTCTCCATCTGCGACCGCATAAAATTTAAAACCTGCATTTCTAGCTAAGTTACAGAAATGAGTATCTTCACCCCACCAATATCCTGACTTAGCATCAAATACAGTGTCCCAAAAATTATAAAAATAAGAGTTTGCTTTTTCTGATATTATTTCTTTTTGTTTTATTTTTAAATTAGGATGCTCTTTCATTAACTTCTCATAAACTTTTCTACTAATTAAAGTTAAACCTGCAGGTCCCGCAATTATCTCTGTAAGACCTTTGTTGTCTATTTGAATATCTGTTGGATCTTTAAAGGCCACAGAATATTTAACTGTATTATCTGGTGTCTTTTTTCTGTATGGAGTACATATAAAATCTTTTTCTGATAGTAACATTCTTCCTACAAGTTTTGGATCAAACTCCATGTCAGCATCTATAAACAGTTGATAGTCATAACCTGATTCTAAAAATAAAGATGTTAAAACATTTCTTCCATACCCCACATATGGACATTTAAATGTTCCTATCTCTGCTTTTATTTTTGCCTGTGTAAGTTTATCAAAAAGTTTTATTAGTGATAAACATGTGGCCACGTGCATTGTATCGTATGTGGGCATACATACAAATACACTAGGTAATTTTTTCGTCATACTATATTCTCCTTATCTTCAATTGTTATTTTCTCATCTGGTATTTCTTCTTTCATTAAATCATCTGCAGGCATTTTTAAACAACGTACCGGTGGAAATGATTTATCACTTTCTCCTTTTGGAAATCTTTTTTGAAATCCAAATTCTCCTTTGAAATGAGTCTTAATTAAAGTAGCTGTTCTTGGTCTATCTTTAGTCCAGTCATTTCTTTTTATCTCTTCATAAAATTTATCATAGTCAAAATAATAATATTGCTCATCTTTTAAAACAGCCCCACTTTTAAATGCTGCATATGTTTTAGCCTCTGGACCATTAACATAATCTTCTAAATATTTCTTTAACATCTCAATAGGATTTGTTCCAGCAGGTGGTTTGATGTCTTCTTTGGTAGCCCAAAGTGCATCTAGAATTGTTTGATACTCATTGTTTTTAATTATTGGAGGAAAGATAGGTGTTTGATCTGCTATTAAAGCTCTCATCTCTTTCATCTCAGAAATTTTTTTAATATGCTTTGCATGTATTTGAACCACTTTACTGTCTGATAACTCTACGTTAAAAAAATATTCTGGATCAGGTTTATAATCTATTTTAATTAATCCAGATATTTGTGGCCAACTGCTCTCTTTGTGACTGCCTATACCAAACTTTCTCCGTAAACAAGTTCCTTTTGCACAATATTGTGAGATAGGTAAATCATAACAAGTATGACCAGCTGTATCTTTTTTCCAAAATTTTATTTTTTCTTTTACTTTCTCATCACCCCATACTTCATCATACTTTATAAAGTTACGAGCTGCCTCTAATAATTTTTTGTCCCAGTCATCACTATATTTTTTCTTAGCAAAGACCATGTAGTTAAATAAAAATCTATCTCTTTCATCTTTTAATTTGGTCCCTGATTCCTGAACCTGTTTGCATATCATTTGTAAACATGGAGGCCCGTCTTGTAAATCATCAGGACCACCTGTAAGTATTTCTTTTACTTTTTTATTTGATACTTCAGTTAATGATTCTTTTGTTTGTAAATTATCTTTGACTACATTTAAAAAATCTTCAAGTTCTAATTCTCTTCCATCAGGTAATAAAGCTTTTCGTTCTGTCTTTTTAAAATACGGTAAATTAATAAATGAACCTGATGTTCTTACATTATCTTGGTTCATTCCTAGTTGTGTTTGTTTTGGAAATATTTCTGTCTTAGATGACAGACCAAATAAAAATAATAAATTCTGTAAAAATTCTCTGATTAAAGTTGCAGGTACTTTTTCTTTTGTAAATACATAAATATGAAGTCCGTTACTTTTTGATTTAATAGGTATTACTGGTAAACCTTTTTCTTCTATGACTTTTAAATAATGATGTAAATCAAAATTAGAATAATCAGATGGATCAATATCTATCGCTCCAAAACTAGCAGTTCCATTATCATCACAAGCTTGTATTCCAATGGCACGTTTACCATCTAAATGATCTTGATAATCTTTATCTGTTATTGTTCTTTTGGACCAACCATAATCACCAGGATCAAATTTTAATTTATTTGTTTGTGGGTCATGATAACCATTTTCTACATTACAAAATCCATAATCTCGCTCTAGTCCACTAAAATATTTTCTAAAATCTTTCATAAATTTAAGGCGCCTCCAGTCTCCCTTCAGCGCCTTTGTTATAACAACTTTTTATACTATGTCTTCTTGTTTTTGACCAGCATCATATTTTGGTTTAGCAGCACCTTTAGCTACACTTTTTTGTAGCTGCGCGGCTATCTCATACATAGATGCATCGTCTTTATTAGAAACATCAAGATTTCTTTCTCTTGATGGTTTGTAGACATGCCAGCTTTTGCTTCCTGAAGTTTTACCAACTGTATTAAGTTTATACACAGCTGAATAACTTGCAGGATTAAATGAACCTTCATCATCTGAGAATCTTAGATTCTTGATTAGGTTATTTAACTCCCTCGCTGGTGAAAGATTAGAAGATCTCATTGGGATCACTGCAGGTTTTAACTCACCATCTACTATTGCTAGTACATAGAAGTATGCAGTTTTCTCAACATAATTACCATTTGGTAATCTATATCTTCCATTCTTTTCCTCTTTAGCATCGGCTGGTATTTCTAAATGCGTACCTACCGGAGCAGAGGCACTATCGCCTCTCTCTTGCCACTCAGGATACCTAGTTTGTGAGTGAGCAACGATTACGCTTAATCCCTCCTCACCACTTATAAGTTTACCAAACCCAGATGCATAAATCATACCAGGTTTAGCTCCTTCGACATGCTTTGAATCTCTCTCATTACATTCAGGTGAGAGTTGGTGTAAGATCTTCAGAATTGGTGTTGACACATCATCTGATCTTATCTCTTCAGCTCCTTTACCAGAATCTGCTCTGAGATTGATTGTAGCTAATGAACCTGCATTAGCTTTTTTTGCTATTTGACTTTCCATAGTTACTCCTTTGTTAGTCTATTGTTTTGGTTTGTTAGTTATTTTCGTTTGATATCCAGCAAACGTACTGAAGTACTCTGAAGGAATTTTTCCACCACGTGTATGGAAATCCTCCAGAGCAACTCTAAGGGTTCCGGCATGAACTGAAACTTTACGTTCCGGTTCATAGCCTTGTCCTCTTGCAAGGGTAGCGTAATGCTCTGCCTTGTTATCTTCGTCCTTTCCAAACCTTACTGTGATTTCATTTTTCACAATATTGCCTAGTCCGTTTTTCCGAAGCCAGTCATATGCCTCTGCTCTTTTTTCTGCTAATGCAGAAGCAAAAAATTTATTAGATATTTCTATTTCAGAACCATCTTTTAATTTCATTGTTTTAAGATTCATAGAATTCATCATGTCAGGAATTATAACTTGAGAAAAATATTTCTCATCCTGTTCAAGATCTTTTATTTTATCTTTGTAACCTTGTATCTGTTGTTGTATGTCTTGAAGTTTTTGTATTTCCTCAGAGAGTTGTTGAGGATCTGTTTGTGTCACTTGACTAGGTGCATCAGCCCTAAGATTAATTGTCATGTTACTCCTTAATAGTTTAATAGTTTAAATTTATATTTGCACTATCTTATATATAGGAGAATTAGTTGTAGTCAATAGTTATTTTTGAAATAAATTTAATTGTATTGGATAGTATGAAAATTGTCGTCTATCGTATTTTAAAAATTTAAACTTTCCATTTGTTATGTCTGATGCAACTGCACACACCACACCAATTATGGCAGGATCGCCATATAATAATAAGAAATCTTCCTCTGTAAAATCTTTCAAAGATTTTTTTATTTCTAAAACCATGGGTCCTGGTGAAAATTGCATTTGTTTTAAACGAGGAAACATTATCTCAATTTCGCCATATTTTAATGCTGGGGTAATATCAATTTTTGGTTGACCGGTTTCTCTATCTACAGGAATTTCTTGGACTAAATAAACTTTGCTCATTCTTGACTTTTTTCTTTCAACATATTATATAGCTTTTTAGAAAGAAAAGTAAATATGTTAAACTATAAATTTAAAACAGAGCCATATGAACATCAACGTTTAGCTTTAGAACGTTCTTGGGATAAAGAATATTTTGCCTATTTTATGGAGATGGGTACAGGTAAATCTAAAGTATTAATTGATAATGCAGCTATGCTTTATAATCAAGGTAATATAAATGGGCTCTTATTAATTGCACCTAAAGGTGTATATAAAAACTGGTATGAAGCAGAAATACCTACTCATTTGCCTGACTATATAAATAAAAAAATGGTCTTGTGGAAAAGCTCAGATAAATCAGGTGAGCAAGTTAAAAAGTTAAATACTTTATTTCAAACAGGTACAGATTTTCATATTTTAATTATGAACGTAGAGGCTTTTTCTTATGACTTTGGAAAAGAATTTGCTAAAAGATTTCTTAACTCACACAATGCCATGATGGCAATTGATGAATCCACTAGTATAAAAACACCTACAGCAAACAG